CCTCAAATGTTTTGCCAGGACATGTGACAGTTCCATTAGTGGCAATCTGAACAGGATCAGTCTTATCAAATCCTACAGGTAGTACATCAAATAATTTTTTCTTAGCATAGAATCCAGTTTGTGATAGATTCTCTACATTGTTAATATCATATCTAATTACTTTAAGTGCAGATCTTGTTAAATTATAATCATTAGTAAATATAATTTGCTCTCCATCTAAAAATCTTCCAGATACATTTGATACTGTTATAGAACTACTAGCAGTTCCTGCAGCAATAGCAATACCTCTAGCACCACTTTCATTACCTTCAATAGTAATTGATTTTGGCCAGGTAGCATACTCATTCAATTCTACAGTATTGAATAATTGTACATCAAATAAATGTAAATCAAACTCAGTTGAATTGTCTTTATATTTTGCATCTGATAACGCAAAATTATATACCTTTGCAGATCCAACTATTGAACTACTAATACCACTTTGTAAATCAATCTTAGATCCTTGTGTAGGATTACCATTAACATCCTGTACTACAAGTTTATTTCCTAATCTAAATGTAAATGATTGTTCAATAAATTCTTCTGCTAGAAATCTTGCTTTAGGACAATCAATTATCTCTCCCTGTGTAGAGAACTCATATCCTTTTACATATGCAGTGCCTGGTGATATTTTAAGAGCAGTTATATCATCATTTGGTTCTCTTCCTTCTCTTGTAACTTCATTTTCAAAATAAACACCACCACTTCCTTGACGATCATTTAAACTTTCTTGTACATCAACTATGAATGGTTTTAATGCATAATCTCCAGATTCGTCATGAGTTCTTTTTGCAAGATAATCTAGAATTAAATTATATTGTGAATTGTTATTATTTTCTTTCTCAATAGTTCCTTCTCTGACTCTAACAACTTCTATAAAGTCAGTATCATCAAAATCAGTTATTGGTTTCTTAGCAAGAATTAATTCTATTTTTAATCTGTCAGCACCTGGTGCAGCAAAGTTAGAAAATCCTTTTGCATTATCATATAGAGAGTTATCTTCTTTTGCAGCAACTTCTGTCTCAACAACTTGCAAACCTACTCTGTATGTGCTATCATTTGTATATTGATCTAATATAAGTGTTTGTTCGTTAACTCTAACGAAACTACCTCTTACAAAATAAACACCACTTGCTATACTTGCTGCTGATCCTGTTAGACATGCATCTACAGTAATAGTTGATGCTATGGAAGATCCTAAGTTTAATGTTGTATTACCATAAGTTACTGAGTCTTCTAATATAAGCAACTCTGAATTATCAAAAAAGTCAAAAGATCCACTAGGACCTGGTGAGATATATTTTACATATAATGTTGGATTATTGTTATTAGACGCTGATGCAGTTATACAATTAATTACCTTTGCTACTACACCAGAACTTTGACCCTTTATCTTTTTACCTTTAAGTGCACCTAGATATACTTCGACATCAGTTCCTAAGTGAGTTCCATCTAATTGAACTGCAAAATATTCTGGATCAAAAGTGATACCGCCAGGTACTACAACAGATCCTTCTTTAAATATATGACTACCAAACTGTTCAACCTGATTTTGCAGAATAGACTGCATGGTTGTAAGTTCACGAGCCTGTACTGGAAAACCTGGTTTGAAAAGAACTCTATGAAAATTCTTGGTTCTGTCAAAGTCGTCGTAATAAGGACTTATGTTTAAATTGGTCTGCTGTGGCATCTTTTTAGAACTCTAATACGATTTTAATGTCTTCTTTTTGACGCTCATTTCTTGTAATAGAGGGTCTGTTGTCAAGATAAATTAAATCTCCACTGCGTTTATTTATCTCAGCATCTGCAAGTCCATTTGTAAACTGAACTCCTAAGTCAACAGTCTTACCTGCAGGGGTTACAGTGGATATACCACTAAAGGTTGTATCTACATTAACACTAAATGCGGTACTAGTAACAGCATTTGCAGTTGATGTAAATTCTAAGACTGGAGTTTGGTTAGCAACATCTGCACTATCAGTTGGATCATACTTATTTGTAAATGATAATGTTCTATCTTGAAAATATTTGATTACCTGAGTATCAATATCATAAGATGCAACATAACCTCTAGCAGTTCCTACACCAGTTATATTTTGTTCTATAACTGTACCAATACCAAGAGCCTGTGAAGTGTCTCCTGTAAATTTAATAGATTTTAGTGCAGAAAATTCTGATGTTTGTAGGAAAGTAGTTCCAGAAGCACCAACTGCTTGAGGATTTCTAACTAGTCCAACCTGACCAAATATTGTATCAGGTACAAAGTCATAAGAAGATGCGTCAAATCTAGTGTATATTAAAACCTTATCAGTTCCTAACTCTTTATAAGCATTGAATCCATGCCCTAGAGTTGGTGGTATAATAGGACTTAATTTGGCGAACCTACCATTAGTTGAAACATTAGTATTAATAGAAGATAGATCAACACGCCCATAACTGTAACCTTGCCCTCCTTGAGTTACTTGTGCTTGTATAATCTCACCATTTGTATTGGTTAAGATTCTTACTTTTCCTCCAGACCCATCACCTAGTATATCAACTTCTACAGGACTAGAAAGGAAATTATATCCTCTGCCAGGATCATCTATAGATACAACCTTTATCTGGTTATTATTAACAGTTGAATCTCCATTATCTCTAACAACTTTCACATCTGCATTAGTTGTTGTCTCCCAATCGTTAGGAACAGCAACATATTCAGTAGAGTCAAATTTTACAATATCAGCAGGAGGCACAGTAAACATGTACTTCCAAAGATAACCATCACCACTTACACCTGCAGAAGATGGTTCTAAGTCAGTAAAACCAGGTTCATCTAATGATGCACTAGCAATCGTAGTTATACCTGCAGATCCATTATTAATACAAACATAGACTCTATAGTCTTTATTCATAACATAATAACTTGATGAATATAATCTACTAGAGTTAGAAACCAAAGAACGATTTGTTGTGCTATAATCATGACGGTACATATCATATGATGTACCCTTTGTCCAATTCACCTTTCTAATTAATCTTCTTACATCGCCAGGAAATATCTTTCTTCCAAATAACATAGTATCATATACATGATTATTATAATTGATACTATCTACGGGTGATGGTGGTTGAACAACTGTGCTATTCCAAGTATCTGTGCGTCCGAATCCCGATACTGTAGGATTTGCTAATCCAAGAAAAGCATAGTAAGAGTTATCCCCACTAGTAACATCATCCATGAAGTTATTAGCGTTGATAATCCTAAATTGATCGGTTATAATTGCTGCCATTGCAATATTCTATAAAAAGGGTCTTACTATTTTGATATTTATAAGGTTTTATTGAGTGCTCCAGTATTACGCAACCCAATGTTCATACGCTTGGCGGTTGGCCATTCGTCTAGGTCTTGATTATAATTCAAACCTTTAACAGAGATGTTGAGAGGATATGGTACACTTCTCAATGCAGAAGAGAATCTTCCCCATGTTAACCTTGCTGCAGGATGTAGTGTTGAACCAACACCAACTAGTCCACTTACATCAGTTCCAGAGTGTATATTACATGTAATAACACCTGTTCTAGAACTACCATCCCAAGCTATCGCAGAGACATAGTATATATTGTCCACATCAAAGGTGCTGATACCAACTATATCGGAATCATGACTATCAATACTGGTAATCACACCTGCAACAGGTTGTATTCCTGATCCATAAACTTGAATTGGATAACCTGCCTCTAAATCTTGTACATAAGAAGCATTAAATTCATTAATTAGATTGTTAGTATCTAATTGTAATACAAGACCAAGATCAGTTCCAATACCTGCTGATGTTGTTATACCAGTAATTAAACCAGTATATCCTTTAACATCAGTATTCAATGGATCAATGTCACCCCAAACCTCATAGTTAACACCTGCCTGTGCAGTAGTTCCAAATCCTACATTAGAGGCATGTACAAATAAACTAAACGCATCTGCTAAGTTACCATCAAGATCTCTAAAGCGTTCTGTGTGATTAGTAAACAAGAATGTGTCAGTAGAAGCAATAGATGCTAAGACATTACAAATAGGTGTTATTTGTGCTTCATATTGATCCCTTGCTTTAGGAATTAGTCCACCACCATATTCAATATCTTGTTTTTGTTTAGTCCATCTTACAGGTTTAAAGTCATTGTTGTTAACACCACTACCTTGATAGAACGGTGTCTCAACAATAGATGCTGTTGCAATTCTTTGAATTACTCTTTCATCTCTTTGTGCAAAGTTGGTTGTGTCTCTGACGACATTATTAAGTTCAAGTTCTGCACTCTTGAACAATTCTAATATGTCACCTTCTTTAATAGTTTCATTAACATCAAATATGAAACTATCTTGACCAACTGTTCCTCTGTAGAAGAATATAAACACATCATCTTCATCTGTTGGTGCAGAGTCAAATGATATGGATGTTCCACCTTCAAACTCATAGTTTACGCCAGGTTCTTGTAGAACACCATTTACAAATATCAGTAGAACAGAATCTAACTGTATAAGTCTAGACTGTGGATCATCAAGATCTCTTTCAAAACTGACTAATTGGTTTTGGTAGTAAAGTGGGAATCTCTTGTCTCTTCCATTTTGGAATGGTTTGATATTATCAATGTAATCTAGTTGTCCAAACTGCCATGCAGAAATATCATCATTGAATATATTAGAAACTGTTATTTCAAATGGCATAAAGTCGTCACCTGCAGTAGGATCAGTTGATAATCCAGCTAATGTGAATTTGTCACCTATCTTAAATCCATAACCAGGTTTGCTAAATTCCCATTTAGAAACTTCAAATAGTGTAGAACCTGCACCTGTGTTTGTGCTTACTCCAATAATATCCACAGTAATAGAAGCACCTACACCTGTAGTTGTAGTATTACCAAGTCCTAATCTGTAAAGACCTGCGATTGCTAAATTAGATCCATTAGGATCAGGAGCAAATAATTGTGTGCCACTAGTATATCCTGCACCTGCATGATCAACACTAAAGATTAATGAACCACCTGCACCAACAGTTGCTGTAATAGTTGCTCCTGATCCTGCAAGTGGATCAGATACACCAATTGATACTGTTCCTAAAAGTTGATTATAACCAGAACCAAATGTTAAATCATCCAAATACTTGAATGCATAAGGTGATCCACCACCGTTGTATATGTGAGGAATAGTGCTAGGTCCTACAAAAGTATTGAATATTGTAGGTGATATAATTTGTGTTATGTCAGTTGACTGATCATAGTCAGGGAAGATGTTAGTAGTAACACCAACATAGTTAAGAGTTTGAACTGCATTAGTTGCTGCTGATACAAATGTATGTGCAGATTGTGGTAAATGCTGAACTGAACTTGTAGCAGCACTAACAAATGTATGTGCAGATGTTCCAGTTCCTCCAGTACCAACATTAAGATCTATAGTTCCCGTCTGTTTTATCAACGCACCCGTAGCAACAGAGTATAATAAATGATCACTTGCATCATAATGAGGATACAGTCCACTAGATGATCCTACATCTATAGAGAATGTATTAACTGTTGTACTTGCTACTGCAACCCATTTGTCTCTTATTGGGTCACCTAGTCTAGGATATGGATGATAAGTTGCGTGGTTATCTTTACTACATGTAAATGTTAGAGAATTACCCGCAATTTGTATTCTATTACCAACCATAAGGTTATGACCTGCAGAGGTTGCTGTTAAAATACCTGCTGTAGGATCGTAAATTGCGGTAGATATATTTGCTGTTGCTGTTCCAACTGCGACAACATCAATAGATGCACCCGATACTGGATCAGTTGCACGAGGATATGTCTTCTGTGCAGTGTTACCATCTTGCAAACAAGTAAATGTAAATGTATTATCTGGTATTACAACACCTTTTCCAACATATAGATCATGTGTACCAATGGTTACTGTCATGATAC